TGCAGAACGCAGTGCAATTCCTACAGCGAGTGCGTAGGTTGTCTGCTGTTGACACATATCTCTCAAGCTTTGTGGAAGGTATCCACAATTATGTAAAACAAGATGGTAAGCTGCACGTTAGCTTACTACAACACAGGACAGCTACTGGCAGATTGTCAGGGGCTAATCCTAACATGCAGAACATGCCCCGTGGGGGTACGTTCCCAGTCAAGAGAGTGTTCAAGTCACGATGGGATGGCGGCAAGATAATTGAGGCTGACTTTGCTCAGTTAGAATTTAGAGTTGCTGCGTTTCTATCTCAAGACAAGACCGCTATTGATGAGGTGACTACTGGCTTTGACGTACACAGTTATACCGCAAAGGTTATATCTGATGCAGGTCAAAACATTTCCAGACAGGATGCGAAGTCTCATACATTCGCTCCTCTGTATGGTGCTAGTGGCTTTGGACGTACCCCTGCGGAAGCTGCGTACTACGAGCAGTTTACCAAGAAGTATTCTGGCATAGCTAGGTGGCACAAAGAATTGGCACGTGAAGCATTGGGTACAGGTAAGATAACGACACCATCAGGACGTGAGTTCTCATTTCCAGATGTGGTACGTAGATCTAATGGCAGTGTGACATATTTCACACAGATTAAAAACTTTCCTGTACAGTCCTTTGCCACTGCTGATATCGTACCCATATCACTGATATACATTGATCAGTTGTTAGGTATCAATCAAATGCAATCATGCATAGTCAATACAGTACACGATTCTATTGTTATTGATGTGCATCCAAACGAGAAGGAGAAAGTACTAAGAGTAATAAAAGCTGCCAATGAATCACTGATTACTATAGTAAATCGTAAGTGGAATATCGACTTCAACTTACCATTATTATTAGAAGCAAAAATAGGTGATAATTGGCTTGACACAGTAGACGTGTCGTGATATAACTAAGATTCGTTTTAACAGAAAAGGAGAATACATGAACCAAGTATCAACAATAAACACAGGAAACTTTAACGCAATGGCTGAAGCAATGGGAATGTCTGTTGACACCCAACAAAGATCTCAGGCAAGCACACTTGCTAGACTACGCATCAACCATTCACCTATCATGGGTGAGGAAACCATCAATGGTAAAAAAGTTAAAGTGGAAGTTGTGTCTGGTGGTACATATAAGTTGGAGATACCAGATGGTCCGACTTACTATGCTACCTCTGCTACAATACGTCCATACCTACAACGCTTTATGTACAAGCGATTTGTAAAAGGTAGTGACACTACACCTAATCGTTACATCAAAACTTTGATGGCTAATGATTTAAACAATGACATGAAAGACAATGACGGTGGCTTCAACTGTGGTAAACCTGCAGGTTACATTGAAGACTTCAAAGCATTGCCTGAGAAGACACAAGATTTGATTCGTCAGATCAAACGTGTTCGTGTCTTGTTTGGTACAGTGCAGCTACATAATATTGTGGATGACCAAGGTAAGTCTGTGGAACTATCACCACAAGCATTTATCTACGAGATTGAAAACCGTGATGCATTTAAGATTGCAGGTACGATCTTCAATAAGCTAGGTAAAATGCGTAGATTACCTGTGCAGCATAACATAGAGGCAACCACAGAAGAACGATCATTACCAAATGGTAACGTGTTCTATCTGCCTACACTTACACTTGACTTAGGTGAGACACTTGAGGTGGGTGACGGTGAGCAAGAAGCCTTTGCTAATTTCATGGCGTGGATTGAGAACTACAATGAGTACATCAAGAACGCATGGAATGACAATGCCTACAAGAACGATGACACCGATACAGATACGGTAGAAGAGTTCGTAGACATTGATGCAGAGGATTTTGCATAATGCACCATCCTGCTGAACTAGCAATACATCAGTACCTTGAGAACGCTGCCAACGGTAAGTCTTCTATGTCGGATGAAACAATCGACACAGTAGCACGTGAGGTAGCAGAGGCACTGAGGCGTCAGTTCGGTAGTGGTAATAAACGTGGCGAGTTCAGGTTAAGGATGTCCAACATTGGGCGTCCTACTTGCCAACTATGGTTTGATAAAAACAAACCTGAAACGGCATTACCAAAGCCGACTACATTTGTAATGAACATGATGTTAGGAGATATAGTTGAAGCTGTTTTTAAGGGTGTTCTTAAAGAGTCTAATGTGGCTTTTGAAGACACTGATAAAGTTAGCCTTCCAGTGGGAGATAGTAATGATACTCACGTTTCTGGTAGTTATGATCTTATTGTAGATGGTGCAGTTGATGACGTTAAGTCAGCGTCAGACTGGTCTTACCGTAATAAGTTTGAGTCATATGACACATTAGCTAGAGGAGATTCGTTTGGATATGTCGGGCAGTTAGCAGGTTATGCTAAAGCTGCAGGTAAGAAAGCAGGTGGTTGGTGGGTAGTCAACAAAGCCAACGGTGGTATCAAGTACGTACCTGCTGACAACCTAGACATGGAAGCGGAGATGGACAAGATCAAACAGACTGTGGAGACAGTCAATAAGAATGAGTTCAAACGATGCTTCAAACCTGTACCTGAGTTCTTTAGGGGTAAACCTACAGGCAATATGGTACTTAATGATGGTTGCAAGTTCTGTGACTATCGACATGAGTGTTGGCCTAACATGGTAGAGGAGCCATCACGAATGTCAAAAGCAAAAGACCCTAAGATAGTGGCATACATAGAGGAGTAAGTATGATAGGCGATTCAGAAATACAAGAGTTACATGATAACATCAAAGAGATGGAACAGGAACTCTCTGAAAAAAAGAAAGCTTTACGAGAAGCTAAGTACGCAGGATTACGTACAGCAATGCAAGCTCGTAAGGACGCTGATGAAGCAGTTCGTCAGGAGCTAAAGGAACTAGGTATAACACCGACTTCTTTTGGTCAGCCTTTACACTGGCACTGGAAATTCTAGTGGATGGTAGGCGTTTTAAATATGCGCTAAAGCAGGGGTATAGGAGTGGTCTTGAAATAAAAGTCAAGGACTATTTGAGAGAACGTAAGGTACGTTTTAAGTACGAGTCTCTCAAGATAGAATGGGAAGACTTGATGTACCGCACCTATACCCCTGACTTTATATTGCACAACGGCTTAATAATAGAAACAAAAGGACGGTTTACATCAGACGATAGGCGTAAGCATATGGCTATAAAAAAACAACACCCTGAACTTGACATACGTTTTGTGTTTGAGAACAGTAGACGCAAGTTAAGCAAGGGTGCTAAGAATACATATGCTACATGGTGTGAACGTAATATGTTCTTATATGCAGACAGGGTTATTCCAGAAGAATGGTTGAGTGAAAAAGGTAAAGACAATCATCCAGACTTAGTAGAGTTTCCTTATGAGAAAATAAAAAGGAGATGACATGGAAGAGGACCATACCTTTATTGACTTTGATCCTAATGATTTCATTATACGTATCTCTCCCATAATGGAGAACGGAGAGTGGAATGGTGAGATTAATGTAGGTCAAGTAACTACAGGAGAAAATACATTACAAGATAATGACTATGCACACCTTAGTATATTGACAGATATGCTGATATGTGCTATTCCTTTAATAGAAAAGGACGATGCAATTAGGAAAGAACTTTTTAAATTAGTAGAAGAACAATTTGGAGAGGATAAACCTAGAGTAATAAACCGTGACGGTAATGTTTTAAAGGTAAACTTTTAGAGAGGAGAACACGAATGGCAGACATGATAGATACATTAACATTTGGAGAGACAACAATCACACTGGACGATCCAGTCAACAGTCCTACACATTATAATCAAGCAGGTATCGAATGTATTGACGCCATTCGTGCCGCTACCGATGTTGGTTTTGAGTACTATCTACAGGGTAATATTATGAAGTACCTATGGAGATACAAGTACAAGAATGGATCAGAGGACTTGAAGAAAGCCCAATGGTATTTGAACAAACTAATAGAGGTGGTTGATGATAGTTAAAGTATTTCTTACACTAGAGATTGACGAAGAAGAATATCCTGTTCCTGTGGACGGTTTCATTGACCCCGAAATAGAGGACACACTGCACGATTACATTCACGATGTGGATGGTATAAAGATTAGAAACATGAAAATAATTACACAGGAGTAGACATGCGTATTTTAAAAAGACTACCAGAGTTCTGCATGAGCCACTGGTTATTACGAATACCTTTGATTGTGGTATTTACACAACAGGGTTTAGATAAACTACCAGTAGACGCAGAGACAGCAGCTTCCTTTGACTTACCTTATCTGGTATGGTGGGTTGTTGCATACGGAGAACTAGGTGCAGCCATAGGATTATTTTTTGGTGGTCTTTTTTACATAAAAAATTTTACTGATTGGATAACTGAGATTGGAGACATACTAACTAGGTTTAGTGGCTTTACAATTGGTTGTATTATGACAGGAGTTATTTGGATTGCACAACCCGAAAGTGTTTTAGATGTTATATTGTATGATAACTTTCATGTAATGCTTTGGGTGGGTGGATTATATTTTGCATTGAGAGGAAACAGAACATGAACAATTATTTACCAACAGATTACCAAGCATTTATACACACCTCTCGTTACGCTAGGTGGTTGGAGAAAGAACAAAGACGAGAGAGTTGGAGTGAAACAGTAGAACGTTACATGAATAATGTTGTACGTAAGATTGCAGGTGATGATAGTTATATCAATCAGCTACGTGACGCTATACTCAGTTTAGACGTAATGCCTAGTATGAGAGCCATGATGACAGCAGGGGCAGCAGCAGACCGTGACAACATCTGTATGTACAACTGTTCATACCTTCACGTAGATCATCCCCATGCCTTTGATGAAGCAATGTTCATTCTCTTGTGTGGCACTGGCGTTGGTTTCAGCGTAGAGCGTCAGTTCATTAGTAAGCTTCCCGAAGTGCCTGAATTGTTCGAGAGTGATACTACCATTGTGGTAAAGGACAGCAAGGAAGGATGGGCTAAGTCTTATCGTCAACTGTTGGCTCTTCTATGGGCAGGTGAGATTCCACAATGGGATACAAGCAGGGTCAGACCTGCAGGTTCTAGACTAAAAACATTTGGTGGCAGAGCTAGTGGTCCTGCACCGTTGGTTGATCTGTTTAATTTTACGGTAGCAACATTTAAAAATGCACAAGGCAGACAGCTTACGTCATTAGAATGTCACGACATGATGTGTTTCATTGGACAGATAGTTGTTGTTGGTGGTGTTAGAAGAAGTGCCATGATCTCTCTGAGCAACTTGAGTGATGATCGTATGCGTCATGCCAAGTCAGGACAGTGGTGGAACGAGGCTGCACACAGGGCGTTAGCTAATAACAGTGTGTCGTATACAGAAAAGCCAGATTCAGAAACGTTTATGCGTGAATGGTTGGCATTGGTAGAAAGTAAATCAGGTGAGAGGGGGATATTTAATCGTGAAGCATCTAAGAAACAAGCTGCAAAATATGGTAGGCGTGATCCTGAACACGAGTTCGGTACTAATCCTTGTTCCGAAATCATATTACGATCAGGTCAAGTATGCAATCTCACAGAGGTGGTTGTACGTGCAACTGACACTATGGAAGATTTGGAACGTAAGGTACGACTGGCTACAATTCTTGGAACTATACAGTCTACATACACCAAGTTCCCATATCTGCGAAAGGTGTGGCAGCGAAATACCGAAGAAGAGCGTCTGCTCGGTGTGTCACTCACAGGGGTGATGGACAATCCATTAATGACCACAAAGAACAAAGGACTGGAGAAGACCCTTGAACATTTACGTGAGGTTGCGGTTAACACTAATGCTATGTGGGCTGACCGCCTTGGCATTAATCATAGCACAGCAATATCGTGCAACAAACCATCAGGAACTGTATCACAACTCGTGGACTCAGCCAGTGGGATACATGCACGTCATAACGACTATTACATTAGAACCGTTAGAGGAGATAACAATGACCCCCTTACAACCATGATGAAGGATCAGGGCATACCTGCTGAACCATGTGTGTTTAATCCTGACACTACTACAGTGTTTAGTTTTCCAATGAAAGCACCACACAAAGCTGTTACTCGTAATGATATGACAGCAGTTGAGCAGCTAGAAACATGGCTGATGTATCAACGACATTGGTGTGAGCATAAACCTAGCGTGACCTGCACTGTACGTGACGATGAATGGTTAGAGGTAGGTGCATTTGTGTACAAACATTTTGATGAGATGTCAGGTGTATCATTTTTACCACACTCTGATCATACTTATCAGCAAGCACCATATCAGGATTGCACTAAGGAAGAATATCAGGCATTACTAAAGCAGATGCCAAAGGCTATTGACTGGTCTGTGTTATCTGACTATGAAAAAGAGGACGGTACTAGTTCGAGCCAAACGTTTGCTTGCACTGGTGACGTCTGTGAAGTTGTGGACATTGGAGCATAAAGGAGAAGCGTATGTTAGAACCAATTAAAGGATCATATTATAGAAAGTTTCAACCTCAGTCTTATAAAGAGAATGACAGTAAGGCTAAGATAGCAATAACAAATTACTTAGAACGTAATGGACACACCATTATTGACACAGAGGAAGACTACTCCTTTGATATAAAGAGTGAAAAGAATGGTTTTAAATATTACAGTGAGGTAGAAATGAAGAACCAATGGAAAGGTGATTGGAATACTAATTGGCTTGATGTGCGTGTACCTTATCGAAAACACAGACTCATAAATAAATATGAACAGGTACAAAACGACAAAACATTTTGTAACTTTTATATTATACGTAGTGACCGTAAGCAAGCTTGGAGAGTAAAGGACTACCAACTTACTAAGGAATGTGCAAAAGAGGTATGGTTATCTAACGCAGGACGCTATGAATATTTCTTTAACATACCATATCAAGAAGCAGAACTAGTAAACTTAGTATAAGGAGATTGCATATGAAATTTTTATCTAGAAAACAACGTGGCCTTGGCAAATATGATGCACCGTTAAAGTACCAACACGAGAAAGGTTATCACGATTTTAAACATGGGCGAGTGTTTAATCCATTCCATAAAGATACTATGCAACATAGGGAATGGCTACGTGGGTTTAATAAAGCCTACTTTGAGCAACTAAAAAGGGTAAAGGAGCATGAACTTAAAGCAAGAGGCAGAGCAGTTTCTGAAGGACAAGTACGACATGGTTGACTTTAATTCGTATCAAAGGTCAGCCGTTACTACAGCAATCTATCCTAATCAACATAAGATTATCTATCCTGCCTTGGGTATGGCAGGTGAGGCAGGTGAGGTAGCCAACAAGGTAAAGAAACTTATTCGTGATGGACCAGATAAAAGACCTGACACATGGCGAGAGGACATAGCCAGTGAGATAGGAGATGTACTGTGGTACTGCGCTGCACTGGCTGACGATCTTAACTTAACGTTGGGTATGATAGCCGCACAGAACTTAGCCAAGCTACAGAAGCGTAAGGATAAGGGAACAATAGGTGGAAGTGGAGACACTAGATAAAAAAAGAGGGGGCTGTTTGCCCCCTTTGTTTTGTTAAAAAGTATCTTTGTATGCTTTCGATATTGCTATTAAGGTCTGTAAGTCCTGTGCATTTTGAGGGTCAGGAACCCTATCATATCTCTCTACAAAATCTGTGGTAGCAAGCTTACGAAAATTAGGGGCAACACGAGAATATGTTTGTAATGCACGTGTATAATCACTACCTTCTGTTGGGGATATTTCTCTTATCTTAGCTTTAAAATTTCTGACTTGACCTTGTATATAAGGACGAACTTTATTGGCTACATACTCTTCTTCTGTAAATTCATTACGTAGTAATTCAGATCCATCATTGTATTCGTCTTTAAATTTTTTTTCTAATTCTTTTGCTGACTCTACAATCACAGGCATCACGTTGTTAATCTGTCTTGTTTCAAATCTTTTTATACTAGGAACTTTACTTCTACTTCCAAAGTCACGCCAATCAAATCCATAGCGCATCAAGTATTCACCATCCTCACTTGCTCTGTTCGTTATGGTAGCACCTATAAATTTTGTTTCTGGTCTTAGTCTTTCTTTTCCCTCTGGATAGAATGGATACTCTGCTTTTGGTGCAGCAGCCTCTTCTTCAGCAGTTACACCAATGCCTCTTTGTTTTAATGGACGTATTAATTCTTTCTTAAAAGTTGTGCCAAAGTCTAACGTTGGATCACTTGCTATATCTTGATACTCAGTTCCACGTAAACCTATGGCACGTTCAGCGTCTATTACCTGACCAAAGGGAACCGCCCATGTAGACAGATAATTTCCTAGTGTTCTACCTAATGCTCTACCTGTTGCTGCACCTGCAGTCAGATCGGTGGCATCTGCCATAGTTGCAACCTCTTCAAGTATAGAATTACCTACACCAGTACGAAAGTTACTACCAGTAAATATTTCTACAAATTCTTGTGAGTCAAACCAATCGTCAAACGTACCTTCTTTTAATCTCTTAGTAGCCTCACCAAGATATAAAAATTGTGCCATTGGATAAACAGGAGTGGTGTCCATCTGAGCATCCGTACCTGCCTCTATTTGATTATAATCAGGTGGGGCATTATCTGATGTACGATACATATAAGCTGCACCGACAGTAGCCATACCCATTAGATTACGTGTTATTCTCTGTCTGTCTTTTGCAGTCAGTGGTCCACGTGCATCTTTTACTACTATGCTAGACACTTTTCTTGCAAGAGGTATGGATGCCCCACCTGCGTACTGTCCTAAAAGTTCCATGCTATTAAACATAAATCTTGGAAAAGGTATTGCAACAGTTAGACCATTACGTGTTATAAAGCTTGCGGTGCTACGGAATACAGGTATGTCAGGTTGTTTTGCGTATGTGATATCAAGTGCTCTAGTTACAGCGTCATCTACAAGTGCCGTAAAACTAGGTGAACCCTCTGGTCTTATGAGAGAACTATCATTTAGTAGGTCTTTTAAGTTACCTTTGTTTAGCTCATCTATTAAATTAATATCGTACTCACGTTTTGTTAGACGCTCTAGCTCACCAAGAAAAGTTCCCCTACGTATTAGATATTCCTGCCACCTGTTAGGTACGTTTAATACGTCAACGGCATTTTCCATTCCTGATAATACCGAATCTAATTTACTACCACTACCTCTACCTGTTAGCTTTTGTATTTCATTTATGTTATTAAACATATTGTCATATTGTTTTGTTAACTCAGGTGCTTTTAATATTAAATCAGTGTAACCCTTTGCTACGTCTGGACGTGAGAACATGTATTTAAAACTACTGAAACTACCACGCCAATTGTCTCCTGAGAACAACTCAAGACCACCTTGCACTGTACCTTTTTTCTGTGCCGCATAGACTGCACTGTCCATAACATTGCCTAAACCCTCTAGTGGAGCACGTATAGCACCAGAGGTAAGGTTACGAGAGGCTGTAGCAATCTGTGATACCAAACCACCACGTCTAATATTTTCTACACGCATTACACCTTTGCGAAAGTCACCTGCTTCACGAGCTTTCTTAGCTAGATCATCTGCGTCACGAATGTTTTGTGGTTTAACACGTTTAATTTGAGACAGTTTATTTAAAACTTTACCTGCGTCTGAACCAGATCCTACTACGGTAAGTACATAATCCTCAAATGACAGTCCATATTTATTGAGTGTGTCAATTAATTGTTGACCACCAACTAAATCTTTATTTACAGTCAGTTCAAATAGGTTGTCTATTACAGTTTTATTATTTTTAAACTCGTCTGGAAATTGTTTTTGTAAATCAGAGGCGGCTGCTACTATACCATCAAACTTATTTGGATTTAATATTGGTGACGTTATAGTGTCATCACCAAGAGCTAGATCAAATAATGCACCGTCACGTTCTGTAATCTCTATAGCAGTCTCACGACCAACTTGACGTGCAGCATCCGTATCTATTATTAGATTACCGTCTACTTCTTTTGATATGGTCTTACCTGTCTTTTCCTCAAACTCACGTATCATTTTACTAGATAGCTCACGATTAGCTTCAGCCACTTCACGTGCAGCTATACGTGCAGCCTCCGCACTCTCTAGTGTCGCAAGTTCTGCTCCTTTGGGATTATAACGTTTAGCTTGTTCAAGTTGTTTTGCATGTTTTAAAGCACCTGCCCTTAAACGTCTAGGCATAACATTTGCTGTATTTATTATTTTATTATATGATGCCATTAGACTACCAACAGCAGGTATAGTTTCTGCAAACTCTGCTGCAGCCCCAAAGTTACTAGCTATTCTATCTGCTAAATCTGCAGGGTCTTTTGTTTCTGCATATCTACCACCTGCAAGTAGTTTATCTATTCCTATAAATATACCATTACCTAACGGTCCACTGTCTTTTAATTTAGATAAACCATTTTCTACCTGATCTGTAGCACCTGCTGTAGCTTTTGAAAATATTTCTGCTACAGTTAAAAGAGTTTGTGGAGGTAGAAGGGTAAGTAATCTCGAAAAAGGATCAGCACTACGCATTGAGTCACCCTCAAGTAAAGACTTTTTTAGCTCTTGCCCAAGGACTTCTTCTTCCTCTTCTGAGAGATTATCTACGAAAGAAAATTCTTCTTCTACTTTTTCAACACGAGTTCTGTTTTCATACTCTAATCTTTCTGCTTCTTCTTTTTGTTTTTCCTCTGGTGATAAATTTCTTTCTCTTAAAATCTCTTGTATTAGTTGTTCAGGGTATGGATGAAGTGCAATAGCCTCTCTTTCATCTTGACTAAATTCTGTCTCATCAGAAACAGGAGTAATTTTATCCTCTTCTTTTTCAGGAATAGCATCTACTTCAATCTTAACATTGTTAACACTGTCCTGTTTATTTAAAAACTGAAGAACGCTATCTGTGTTACTAGGCATTGCTTCAGTTTTAGGTTGTTCAGGTAATACTAATGTCTTTTGATCTGCTGATCCCTCATCATAATCGTTGAGGTATTGCAACGCTGTATTTGTCATTTACATTTCCATATCTGGTGTTAATACTATAAATGGTTGTCCTGTGCGATAATCAGGAACACCTGTATACAAAATTATTTTATTACCTACTGTGACAACTTGACCTTGACGATATTCTCCTCTACTCATGCTAGTAGCAAATGCTTCATTTGTAGGAACGTCTTGTACCTTATCTTTTTTATTATAAAATATATTTAAACCATACTCATTTAAATTACGTGCAGCAGATTCACGTATGCCCTGTGCGGCTAGTTGCATATTAGGATCTTCAATACCTTTGTTTCTAATATTTAATTGATTAGATACCTCAAGTTCTGCAAGATCAGCTTTATACATATTACCTTCAGTAAGATTTTGTATAGCCCCATCAACACCTACTTCAAAACCGTACCTATTTAATTGACCTCTACGTATCTCATTTGTATTAGATGTAATACTACCAAGATCAAATGTAGGAGTTACTGTTCCTTTTTCTTCTCGTTCAGCCTCTTTCATTTTACGTAAGTCTGCATACAATTGTGTTTGCTCTGATTTTAAAGAATCTGCATCTGATCTGTCAGGATTTTGTGCAAGTTTTTGAGATATAACCGCAAGCCTAGCACTGTAAGAGCTTTCTATTTTATCTGGCTTTGCAAATAATCCTGCTACCATTTCAGGGTCAAATCCAGATACACCCATTGTTCCTGTAGATATTTTTTTAGTTGCACCTGCCGTGTCTGTTATTTCTTTTTCTAAATTATCCATGTCATTAGTAGTATTGTCGGCTAGTTTATAATATGTATTAATGTCACCACCAACCTCACTTACCTTTTCAGCTAAACCTAATGACCTCTCTATTGCATAGTCTCCTGACATTGCTATTTGTGCTGCACGTTGATCATCGTATCCTGCAAACTTCAATGCCTTTATATTGCTTTGTGTTTGTAAATCTCTTAGTTTTCTTTCTTTTTCTATCTCTTGACCACTAAGTATGTCTTGTTTTTCTTTAAAAAAACTTAACTGTTGATCATAGGCTTCATCTGCCTCAATATCTGAAACTATCTGGCGTGACAAACCACCAACAAATGCACCAAAATTAAAAGACATTACACCATTCTCCTAGACATTAACCCACCTATGGGTTCTTCTACTACATTCTCAGGCTCTTCTTCAGGTTTCTCTTCAGGCTCACCCTCTTTAGCCTTTAATTTTTTAAGAGCTAGTTTAACAGCAACACCAGAAGGACCATCGTCTACCTCTACATTAGTTCCCATGTTAAACTCTATTCCTCTTTCTGTTGCAAGATATGCAAGCATCTCCATAATTACAGGCATTACTAATATACCTACATCTAAACTATGTGTACCCTGCATAACTGCACCTTGTTGTAAAGCATTAGCAATGGTAGTCAGAGGTAGACCCATCTCTATAACGTCCATCAAATCATTTTGTAATGTAGGCTCAGTTAATCTAGGTAGATAAAACTCTAACGCTTCTTCTACAGTAGAGTACTGAGGTGGTTGTTCCCAAGGCCATCCACCTACCTCTGAAGTAAGAGACTGACCTGCAATGGGTGCGTCTATTAATGCCTCTGGTAAATCAGCCATCTTTTAATCCTTGTCTTGCTTTGCGTAATTC